GCTGGCATACCGCGTGGAACAATCATAGAGCCCAGCATCACAACCACGGGCGGCACGGCAATACTGACTCATCAATATGTTACCTACCGTTATATCATCGGCAAAAAAGACTTGAATGGAAACTTCCAGTACGGCGGGGCAAGCGGGCGCTATACTCTGTATAATACCGAGGCGACAACTCAAAACGGAACGGTAAAATGTTGGATACCATCGGGACTATCAACAAGCCATTTTATTCAGCTTTACCGAACAAAAGGCTTTGCTTCCAATGCAACAAACGATGAACTTCAGCAATGTTATGAGTCACCCTTGACATCAACACATATTTCGGATGGTTACATCACCATAACCGACGTTGTACCTGATGATTTGTTGGGGGCAACAATTTATATTGCTCCAAGCCAACAAGGTATCACCAATGACAACTCAGTGCCGCCACTTGCCAGGGATATTGCAGAGTATCAAAATACTATGTTCTTTGCCGATGTCGAGTCAGTGCATAGGCTGACTTTCAGTCTGTTTTCTGTAATTACGACAACCGGCTTTAATATCGGTGACACTATCACGCTGACAATTACTGGTAGTTCTCCCGAAGTTTACACGGGATATGCGAGTTTTGACGCGGCAAATAAGAGATTTGTGGTTGAAACGGGGCTCGGATCAACGGCGCTTAACATTGATGCCACAGTAAAGAGTTTGATTCGGTGCATTAACCTGGGCGGTTCTTCGCTGTTTTATGCGTATTCTATGAGCACTGGAATAAATGATCTACCAGGCAAGATACTGATTGAAACCAGAGCACTTGGAACCGCTGCATTTACTGCAGTTTCAACCAAAGCGGCGGCTTTTCAGCCACAGCTGACAAGCCCCGCGAATACCAATAATACAAGTTCAAACGACAGTTTTAAAAACGGCTTGATGTATTCAAAACCGTACCAGCCTGAAGCGGTTCCAGTTAAAAACATCATTAAAGTCGGTTCTTCCGATGATAGAATTTTAAGGATTGTTCCCTTGAGAGAGGGGCTCTTTATATTCAAAGAAAACGACGGCGTTTATGTTTTGAGGGGTGAAAACGAAAGTAACTTTTCAAGGGCTCTACTCGACGGGACGGCCAAACTTGTTGCACCTAATAGCGTGGTTTCAATCAATAACCTGATTTACGGGCTTTTTACATCGGGAGCGGGTGAAGTTTCTGATACAGGGGTAAGCGTTTTTAGCCTTCCAATAAAAGATCAGATTTTACCCCTGACAGGTTCGCTACTCGCTACTGTTAAAAGTTACGCTTTTGGCATTGGTGACGATGAAAATAGCAAATGGATTTTGAATGTTCCCATTCTTTTAGCTGATACCTTTTGCTCTCTGCAAATTGTGTTTGATACTTTTAACAGAACCTTTACCAACTGGGATGTTTACACTACAGCGGGGGCAATACGGCCGTCGGACGGTTCTATTTTCTTCGGTATGGCAGCGGCGGCAAACGTTTATAAGCAGAAAAATGACAACACTCACACCGATTACGCCGACTATGGAACCTCGACAACAATTGCGAGTTACGTTGATACCAGAATCAACTTTGCTCCGGGTTTTAGTGTTCAGGCGCAAATTGCTGAGGGCGACATCATTGACCAGGGCGCTTATGGTTTTGCTTATGTTGAGTCAGTTTACGACGGCTATGTGATAATTGATGAGGCACAAACTTGGGATTTGAATACAGCGGTAACAATTTACAAAGCGATTGATACCAGAATAGGTTGGAACCCCGACGTAGGGGGCAACGCTGGGGCTCTGAAGCAATACTATGAGTGCTCACTTGTCAGTAAGCAAAACTTCCAGAAAGAGGCGCAAATCTTTTTTTCAAGCGATACTAACCCAAGTGAAACACCTGTAACCATTTTCAGCGAATCCGGCAACGGTGCTTTTGGGCAGTTTATATTTGGTGACGGCGTATTCGGCGGCGATCAAAGTTCGGGGCCAAAGCGCCTTGGAGTGCCGCGCTCATATGCGCGTTGTTCTGCTTTATCTGTGAGGTTTGAGAATAAAATAGCGTTTTCAGACTTTCAAATTGAAGGCATAGCGCTATCGTTTAACTTAAATTCAACCAGGACGTCAAAATAAGCTGTTTAAAAATGCATTATTCGATAGAGGATATTTATGAAAATAAGCAGCTTTAAAAAGATTGTACCAGAGGATTTTTCGAGTGAGTCGCGGGAACTTGTAAGAAAACTTGCGTCACTTTTGAACCCATATCTTGATGATCTTTACAAAACGACTGCCAATAACTTGACAATTGGGGAAAACCTCAAATCAAAAATAGTGAAAGTTTCGCTTGCTGTAGCTGAATCAACTGGGATTTTTTCATGGACTTTGAACGAAAAGCCAACAAGCTGCTTAATTGGGCAAATTACGACTGAAAATGCACTTATTTCACAAGATTACTCATTTACTTGGATTCTGACTTACACAGCTGAAAAGGGTTACCAGGTAAGCTGGAAACTGTTCGGGCTTGATGCGGCAAAAAAACATGAGATAACAATAATCGCACTTGTTTAAAGGGAAAAAACATGATTTTTGATGATGAGGCAGAAAAGCGCAGGCGGCAAGAACAACTCACGGGCGGCAATACCGGCCTTAATACAAGCGGGATTGTAGGTGGATCCACTAGCAACCAAATAGCACAGCCAACGGCCCAAGCCCCAGCTGGCAGCGGCTTTGCAAACTTGGATAGGTATCTTTCCCTCAATCAAGGGGTAGGTGCTGGGCTTGCAAGCGCAACCAACAAGGGCCTTGAAAGTGATGTCGATAAATACAAAACCGACATAGGTAGCACGGTTACAGACTTGCAAGGTAAGATCGCCAAATCAACCACCGATGCAACAAACACGGCGACAGGGATCAAGAACTCTCTTTCACAAGATGCATCGGCAAACCTTAAACCTGCGCAGGATTTTCTTGCTTCGGGATATAAAGGCCCTGCAGTTACCGACACTCTCACGGGATTGAATGTTGGTAAAACCGGCCTTAATGATCGGCTTGGCAAGGTGGACGACGCTGGTCAAATCAAGTCAAATTTGACTGACACTTATAAGTATAACGATGGTTTTGGAGCGCTTGATAGCTTCCTTATGAGGGGAGATCAATCGGGCCGCGACAAACTTGCACAAATCAAGGGCCGATCGGGTGAAGTTGATAACGCTTACACCACTGGTAACACGGCTTTGACTGGGGCCGATACTGCAGCAAGAACCGCTTTTGGCGGGTTGCAGCAAGATATCAAAGATAGTGCCAAGGGTTTGAGGGGTAACATCGAAACTGCAGCTGATACCCGGCTTGCCGGTTACGGTGCTGAGTCGGTTGGCAACCAAGGATATGCAGCTGCAGGGCGCGGTGATGTTTTGAGTGAGGCCGAACTTGCAGACATAGCGGCCTTGAACGAACTTGGTGGACTTGATGCAAATAACTATGCCAAAACCTACAACGCAGGGGTTAAAGCAGCTCCGGCACCGGTAGCAGCGCCCACACCACCGGCCCCCGATGATCCAAACATTTTGCAGGCAGTAGAAAACAAATTAACTCCCACGGCTGACTCAAAAGCTGAAACTGCGCAATATATCGGCGCTGCAGGTGCTCCGTTACAAACAGAAAAGCCAGTTAGTAACCCATTGATGGATTTGCTTGCTCCAAGCATATCTACAAACTCACCGGCTAGTCTGATATCAAAATCAACAGGCGGGCTTATTCCAAAGAAACGATTGAAAATCAAATGGTAAAAAGGATGTAATATGGCAAGTTTAAAAATACCAAAACGTTGGAACGCAACCGCCCGGACGGCCTTTGATCCGATGGGTGTTGATCCACTTAACATCAATGACAAAATCTTTGGTGAGCAAAAGGGGCCTGACTACAGTGCCGAGGAACAAGCGCAGGCCCAGGCTATCGCCGATATGCAGGGCGCTACTAATGAATTTATCAGCGGGGGGCCAGCACAGTATGGACGCGGTGAAACGCTAGGGGTAGATCAGCTAGGGGCCTCAAGAATGGATTCCATTTCAACGGATCCAAGGTATTCAGAGTTTGAAATGGCGGCTCTCAAGGATTTAGAAGATCAAAGCAAGAACGGCTTTACAGCTGCAGACCGCGCCGACATGGCAAGGGTTGAAAGTGATGTAAACCGACAGAACCGAGGCCGACAGGGCGCGATTATGCAGAACATGCAAGCCAGGGGCATGGGCGGCTCTGGCATGGATCTTGTGGCCCAAATGCAGAGTGCGCAGGATGCCAATGAAATTGCGTCACTCAAAGCCCTTGAACAGGAAGGCATGATGCAAAACCGCAAGCAAGCGGCAACGGGTATGCTTGGTGATCAGGCGGGTAGATTGCAGGGGCGTGACTTCAATCAGGCCGCAATGAAAGCGCAGGCCGCTGATCAGATAGCGCGGTTTAACAGCCAAAACAGCAACCAGGCCATGCAGAACAATTGGAACCGTGGCAACCAAACTTTGGACAACAATGCGCGGGCTCAATACGACTTCAATCGGGATCGGTTGGGAGCAAAGCAGGCCCAGTCGGGTGTCAACTATGACTTTTCGGTAGAGGGGCAAAACAACAAAATGCTTGCCGATCAAGCTGCAGAGAAAAAACGCGCTGGGGCAATGGGCGGCCTTATGGGCGCGGTTGGCGGGATAGTTGGCGGGATATACGGCGGGCCTCAAGGGGCAGCATCGGGTGCACAAGTCGGCCAGGGGGCGGGCGGTGCCTTTGGATCGACTGCATATCGCAATAACACCTATCGCAGTGATGAGGCATGTAAAGAGAATATCCAAAGTGAACACCCGCTTGAAATTGAGGCATTTATTGAGTCGCTTGCACCAAAGTCATATGACTACAAACAAGGCGAGGGCAATAAGCACGGCGTTGTTGCGCAGGATTTGGAAAAGACAAACATAGGCCGAAGCATGGTGAAGGTTGATGATGAGGGAATGAAAAACATATCGATACCCGACGCGATTGGTTCTTTGTTACAAGCTGTTTCGCACCTAAACAAGAAAATGAAAGGGTGAACAAATGTTGTGGAAAAATGGTGTCAGAGATGATGAGGCCCTTAATCCTAGTGTTTTGGACACTCTCGCTAGGTCTAACCCCGCTCTCATCGAGCGATATAGACAAGCAATGGCTGACAAAAATGCAAATATCGAAGCTGCAAAGTCTCAGCAACAAGTTGGAGATTATGCTAACGTTGCGGGTGGTCTTTTAAATGACTACAACAACTCTCAAAAGCAAGATGTTGTTTTCAAGAACAAGTTCCACAACCTTGGAAACGCGCCGCGAATAAATGAGGCCGATAGGCCCGCTTATCAGGATAGAATCAGCGGAATAACAGGGCGAAACCTTGCCCAAGCTAACGCCGATAGGGCGCAAGTTGACAACCAGTTTAAGACTGACATGGCAGTCAATGAGTACGCTGCAAATAACGCGAAGTCAGCGGCTGCAAATGATCCGATGAGTGAAGAATCGGCGCAAGCGCGTGAATACCTCAAAAGGATAGTTCCGAGCGCGGCCCAGTACCCAGGGATTGACAGGATGTCAGCGGCCCAGCTTGAAAAAGTTACCCCAGGGCTTTACAAAGCATATAACGACGCCCAGGAACTTAAAGTTAAGCAAAATATGACTGGTATCGCTGCCAAAGCCAGGCAAGATGCAATCACAGATAAGCAAGATCAAAAGAACCAAACATTATATATCCCGGGTATCGGCCATGCTAACAACGATATGGATGCAAAAACAGTTAAAACGGCGGCTGAATTAAAAGACAAATTTGACAGAGCGCTCAATGAGATGATTGGGCTGCGTGAAAAACATAACGGCGGCGCGATATTGGATAGAGAGGATGTTGGAAGGGGTAAGCAGCTATCAAATGAACTTTTGCTGACTTACAAGGATTTGGCTAAACTTGGTGTGCTCTCAATTTCAGATGAGAAAATTTTAAAAGCCATTATTCCCGAAGATCCACTAGCCTATAGCGGTGCTGGGCTTATGGGGCAAGATCCCATTAGGACAAATCTTGAGGGGCTTAAAAATGATGCAAATAAAGACTATGAAAAAGCCTTGAGTTTGCGGCTTAAATCCAGAGATAAACCCACGGTTCCACCCATGGACGAAAACATGGATTTGTCAGTTTTCAAAAAACAAGGCATGGACGAACTTCCTAAAAATGATCTTAAAAATGATTTGTTGATGTTTAAAAGACCAGCGGGGGGGCGTGAAAGGTGAGCATAAAAATTGTTGCAAAAGGCGTGGACGGTGAAATTTACGATCTACCGATTGACCGCGTAAATGACGCCGTTTCTCAAGGGTTTGAGATTGATAAAAGCCAGAAAATCCCGATGAAAGATCGGAAAGGTGAGGTTTACGATATCCCTTTCAGTCATTATGATACGGCAAAGCGACAAGGCTTTGAGGTTCATGACGCCAATGCTATGGGCAAAGTAGAATCTTTTGGGCGCGGTGTGCTTAAAGGTGGGACGCTTGGGTTTAATGATGAAATTACGGGGGCGGTGGAATCACTGTTCACCGACAAAACCTATGAACAGGCCCGGGATGAATCGCGGGCAGCTGACAAAAAAGCTGCAGAGGATAACCCAAAAACATACATGGGCGGCAACATAGCGGGTGGGGTTGCGACGGCTTTTGTTCCCGGCCTTAATGCTGCGAAAGGGGCCACGCTTGCTGCAAAGATAGGCAAGGGGGCTTTGGCTGGGGGTATCGACGCTCTGGGAGCAAGTGACGCTGAGAACTTTAGCGGCCAACAACTTAAAGACGTTGGCGTGGGTTTAAGCGTGGGGGGCGTGGCTCCATGGGCGATTGAAGGGGCCGGTAAGGTTGCTTCAAAGGTAGCAGGCGGGGCGGGCGATACGCTGAAAAAGGGGAGTAAGTGGGCCGGTCAAAAACTTGGCATTTCAAAAGCTGCGCTTGATGAGTATGGTGACAATCCCAAGCTTTACAATGAATGGGCCGCTAAAGCTGAAAAAGAGGCCCCTAGTACCGGCAACAAGTTCAATGATGCTGTAACCGATCCAAAAACCCGCTACGTTCAAGGCAAAGTCCAAGAAAAGCTGGCCCCTCTTTATAAAGAGATTGCAGACAAGGAAGAACAGTATCTAGCCGCTAAAGAGGCCCAAGCAACGGCCAAGGGCGCTTACGGTGAAGCAAGCGATCAAGTGCGCAGAGCGAGGGGCGAGGAGCTCCAAAGGTTGCAGGGCGAACTACAATCGGCCAATGCGCGGCTACGGGATGAAATGAACGCCGCGAAAGAGCTCGATACTGGGGTTGTCGATCAAGTTGACAACTTGTTTAAAAAGGTAAAAGAGAAAAATCAGGAAGCGGCTGATATTCAAAAACAGTTTTTAAAAGATACAGACTATGTTGAGGTTTCAGCGCCGTTAACCCGTTTTGAAAACTCTATTGATGAGATGATATCAAGTAGCGATAGGGCCAAGCTAAAAGCCATATTAGAGGATATCAAAAGAAAAACCGACGGTGACTATGGCATGACTGCGCTTGATGCAAGAAAATCGCGGGCCTATGCGCAGGGCCAAATAGACTGGGACTCTGTAAAGCGTGAAGGCTATAGCGACGAAGCAACCAGGGCGCTTGAAACCCTGCAACGTGAAATGAACGACGCTATTGATAACACGATTGGCGATGAAACTTACAAACAGTTTAGGGGCCAATATTCCCAGTTTTTGGAAACAGCAAAGCAGGCAAGGGAAGCAATAGGCCGTGACCGTTACTCTGGTATCAAAAGGGTTATGTCCGATCCCTCGAAACAAGAAAAGCTGCAGGCCCTTGAAAATGCTTTAAACCAAAAGAATGAAAACCTGAAAAAGATCGGCAAAGGTAATAATGAGGATCCTTTCTCAGTTATTCAAGATCCCAGAGTCAGAAAATACATGCAAGCCAAGTATATGTCTGAGAGCGACAAGTTAAACCAGTTTAAGGGGCTACCCGAACAACAGGCATTTGACGCGGCGCGAAACGTAGATATCAAGGGCCAGCTGAAAGGGCTCCCAGAGCGGCAAGCCATGCTAGATGCTGAAAAGGCCGCAATTGAGGCGAAACAAGGGTTCAAAGCTGCTAAAACCAACGTAGGCCCTATCACTGAGAAAAACGCCAACGCGATGATTGATAGGTATTCACGCCTTGGTGATACTGCCAAAAATAGCGGGGCAAAGGATGCCTTTTCGGGGCTTGGGCCTGAAATGGTCGATGATATGAATAAGTATGCTGTTAACCGCGCCTTTGATAGTTCACGCCCAAACGGTTCCAGGTTGGTGCAGCTTGGTAGTAACATGCTACCAGGCCCACTTAAACCCCTTGGAGCGCTTGCGGGTTTCGCGGCTGACTATTCAGGCGGTAAGATGGTCAAGGGCGCTTTGAACATTGGCGATGTTATGCAAAAGGCGGGGCCTAAATATGCTAAGGTTCTGCAAGATGCTTTTGATCGCGGCGGTGAAAAGAGTTTCATTCTAACGCATACCCTTTTGATGCAAAATTACTCGGACTATTTCGACAAGATGAGCGGGGGTAAAAATGATACCCAAGCGGTCAATTGACGACAAGCTTTTCATCACACTTTGTAGGCTTGGTAAAGGGCCGACGCTGCAAGATTTGATATGCGCGTTTATTGTGGTTGTTTTGGGGCGCAACAATGGGAATAGAACACACAGCGCCAAAGAACTAAAAATACCCCTTAGAACGCTTAGGCTAAAGATTAGGGTTCTTGAGAGTTTGGGGTATTATGTTCCCGAATATGAAACATCGAGTCGTATTTTCAAAAAGCGGTTTAAGTTAAATAAATAGTCAATCCTCGTTTAATCATGTATTTTGCAAAAAATACCAATTTACGGGGGTTCTTATTGAAATTTATATTTTACATTTACCGTTTATTTAAATGGGGGGCTACAGTGAATATATTCTTTAGATCGAAAGCGGTGCCGCATGTTTACCACGCTGCAAGCCCAAAAGCCCACAATAGAGTGACTCATGTCAGTATTGTTTGGGAGCTCAAAAAGGTTGGTTCTGATGATACTATGCAAATTGTCGCGAGTGAGTTACTTGATAAATTTGAACAGTGCTCACCCTATGAGGCCCTGTCGGGCGTGAAACTGTGATAAAATAGCCATATCTATCATATGGGGGGTTTTGTCATGGAGATTGATCCGGAACTAGCTAAAATCGGTGTCACCATTCTTGGTACGTTTTCAACAACAATGATCGCCGTTGGCAAGGTGTTCCATGGAAACATATGTGACTTGACTACCAGGATAGCTAAACTATCGGAGAGCATAAACGCCCTAGACAAGAATGTTGCCGTCCAATCTGCGATACTCAAACAGCATATTGAAGCATCTAACAAATTTGCGTCACCCCCTTAAATCTGATAAAATCCCTACATACATGAAAATCAAAAGGGGGGGTTATGGGTATAGATGAAACTCGGAAACTTATCGATGTTTTGGAAAATGGTGGATTGGCGCTATTGACGGTTGATTTTCCAAAAGTAGCTCAAGAGTGCGCGGATTTAGACTGGTCTGAAAACAAAGAGCTCGGGATTAGATTGCTTGAACTTATCATGGAAGTGATTGGTTCTTTGAACTATGCGAAAAACCCGGTTGTGTCGATGATGATTCCAATAGTTGGGAAAATCTTGAAGGCTTTTGCCTAAATAGGCGGGGCTTGTAACTCAGGAAATTACGCGGCCCCCCTCATAAAGACCAGCCCCATAGTTGAGTTCATAGCACACCACAAAGTGGATTCTCGGTTCAAGTTATGGTGTGCTAATCTCTTCTCAGTGCTTTTATGCCAGCCCATGTTGCTTTAGTCAAGGCCGATTCTTGGTGTTGATACTGGTGAGCGGCTTTACTTTTAACTGGTCTTTTTTCGCCTTATTTTCGCTGAAATAAATTACAACTTTACATAGCCCAATGCATATAATAAACGCTGCAGTAAATAACCAAAGCAGTTTTATCCAAATCATACTTGCTCTCTTTCAGGTATCACTTTCCCGGGCCTACCGCGCCGTCTTTCGGGTGGAAAATCGGGCACGAAACCAGGGCCGTGAATAAATGAAATTAGGGTTCCATAGTTGACGTCGAGCTCTCTGGCCGTCGATGTTTTCACATAGCTGTTACATTGCAATATATGCTCTATAAAAACTACTTTCATGTCATGCAGCGTCAAACCCCTTGGCATATGCTTAATGACATCCTTTGCGGTTTCGATCTTAGTTCGACGCAGTTTAAGGGCCTCTTGCCTGATTTTTTCTTCGTTTCCAACTATTGTTTTTCTCATTTATTTACCTCTTTTTCAGTGTAAGCAACAATCCTGCTCATGAGTTTGCCGGGTTCGGTTTTCAGATAAGAGACAATGATTGTATCGATGTTGTCACCCAGCAAATCCTGATAGCTACCATCCTTCAAAGCGAAAGGCGAGTAATAGGGATATGTCTTTTCCGTTGTCATATCTGAGAGCTCTTTAAGTTCATCGCTATCAGGTTTAAAAGGAAACATGACAAGATTGTCACGGTATTTAAACCGAACAAACTTTGCTCCCATGTGGTACATATCCATAAAAGAAAAGCACCTTTGATACCTTTCCTGGTTGCCGCAAATATGGCAAACTTCGCGGCCTCGGTAGATATCGCATTCCTGGTTGTTGCCGTTGTAGTTCATTATTTCACCATTTGTTTGTATTTTTCATCGAGTTTAATCAAAGCAGCTTCCATGTTCCTTAGAGCATAAATATCGTTACACCCTTCAATGACTGTTTCGATGTTGCCTTTCAGCTTGCCAAGTTTTGTGAACCAGTCAGTGGGCCGGGTGTTCAGAAAATCTAGCAGCGAGTCATATAGGTCTTTGTATTCGGCCTCAAAATCGGGTGCAACGGGCTCATGCAAATCTTTGGTGACTGTTACTTCAGGTGCAACGGGTTCGGGTGTTTCAACGGCTGAAAATCCTTTCGGCGGACAATCATCCAATTTAGGTTCAATACGGCTTGCAGCTGCCATATCTATCACCTCATTCATTGAAAATACCTTTGGGTTTACATGTACTGGCGTGACGTTTTTAGCTGCAGCAACGTCCTCAAGTTCTTCCTTGGTTTGCATCCCAAACAACACTTCAGGGAAATGAGTGCGAATCAAGAAAACAGCGGCCCGGTATTTTAGCATTTGCTCGGGAATTGATTTATATATCGCGTTTTTTGTCCAGCCAGCAATGGTTGCCATTTTCAGAGTAACCGTGTTTGTCACTCTGGTATCATCGTGCAGAATAGCGACGGCAGTTACAGACAAGGTTTCATCCTCTCCCGTCGTTTCGTAGAAAAAGTTCTTCCAAACACCGGCTTTTCTTGCCAGTGAAATAGCCATGGTTGCTGCCATGCCTGGGCGTCCATGGACTACGAAAATGCTCTGCATAGCTGCAAAAGGTGCTATGTTGGCCCGGTAAGCGAACTCAAGGGCAATAAGCACGTTTGCCGGTTTACCTTGGAAGTGGGGGGGTATTAGATCGCCGGAAGCAAGGGCTTTTGCGATGTCTTTAGTTTTCTCAAAATTGTCGTAAATTGCTAGGGATTCATTAATCATTTGAGCTCCAAAATTTGGTTGTTAGGTTTACATGTTTTATATACAATAATGAGTATCGAAAATCAACTATTAAAGCGCAGGGAAAACACCCATGAAAAAAGGGCGCGTGGTTATTTTTACTCATGGGGTATTCCTTTCAATTTGTTTCGTGTTCAAAAACGCGTTGCTTCGCTATTTCAATCAACTCAGGGATTGTGTTTGGATCCCAGTCAATCGCACCTAACAATTTTTCATCAGCGCAAACGGCGTAATATTTTCTAATTTCATCAATCGAATATTTACCCCAGATATTTTGATCAAAAACGGTTTTGATTGCGTCCATGGAAACTGATGGGAACCAATTGGGCTTATCACGCGGCTGTTTGACGCGTTTATGTATTACAGCAAAGAGCCCCCAAGCTTCCTTGTAATCCTTTTTGGCTTGCTTGTCTGAGAGTCGTTTATTGCCCTTCCCAGCGACTTTTGTTGTCCGACCTATATCTGTGTCCTCTTTTGGTTCTTCATTGAGCTCTGTGGTCGTTCTTTCATTCTTGGGCGGGTTGTCTTTACCTAACTCCAATTCGGTGAAAGGGGATTGAGTTTCATCAAAGTCACCAAATGCGTCAAAAGATGATGAGGGAGAAAAATGCAATTTTTCTTCCCCAATATTTAATTCTTCTTTTGGAATATTCCTTTTGGAACTCTTAGGGGCTCTGTGAGAGCCATGAGTGGCTCTGTGAGAGCCATGGTCGGCCTCATTGACAACATCGTTATTACTCACCACAGCTCTGTGAGAGCCATGGTCGGCCTCATTGACAACATCGTTATTACTCACCATAGCTCTGTGAGAGCCATGGTCGGTTGTTTCTGCGTTGTCAGAATGGTCCATGTCCGGTCTGTGGGACCGGTCGTCAGACTTATTGGCATTGTCATTTTCAAACTCATCAAACACCTTTGTCGTGACCGAATACATGGATGCCAGTCTATTTGACTTGCTCAACGTTCTTTTTAGATAAGCGTCATCTATGAGTCGTTTTAGCGCACGCTTAACAGTGTTGCGTGACACTGACAAATAATCACCGAAATAGTCTATAATGCTGTATCGCCATTCATGGGGGTTTTCTGTACGACAACCTTTCAAAATGGCGTCTAATATCGCCTTTTCATAAAGGTTTAATTTTTTGGAGTGCCAAACGGCTTTATAAGACTTCCTACCGGCATACTTATCAAAGGGTGTTGTCATATTTTTCCTTCAAAACCCATTGCAAAACTCGCGTATATCGCATAGCTTGAATGGGCCTCTAAAAGTTTTCGGAAAAGTCGACCAAACAATTTCCGAGCTGGTTTCGTTTCATTAGGTTTCAAAGTTTACAAAATAGCTCCTTTCTCAAGGGGCTATTTTTATATCTATAAATTTTACTTCAGTTCTTTGTTGATTCTCGAACGACAAACATGCTCAAAATCCGAAAAAAGGTCAAGCTAAATAAAAAACGCTGTTAATTTTTAGTCACGGGGTTATTCTCTTGTAAACAGTAGTTTAGGAGAATTTAACTCATGAGGGTTTGTGGAATAGACTCGGGCGCTACGGGTTGCATAGTGGTTCTTGATAGTGAAGAATGCACGGCCAAGTATATGTTTTTGCCATATCGGAAAGATAAGATTTTGGATATTAGAAAAATCTATCCCGTTTTTGATTTTGAGAAAATGGATAGAATACTTGTTGAAAAGGTGCATGCCAGGGGCGGGTTCCAGGCGTCAACCAACGGAGCAATGGGGCGCTACTTGGGACACGTTGAAATAATGCTATTTTTCTACCCGGTGAATTACATAGTTCCTACAATGTGGCAGAAAAACGCTCATGTTGGGGCCAGTGGAATAACTGCCAAAGAAAAATCACTCTACAATTTCGACAAACTCAATCCGAATTACGGCGGTATTAAAACAAGTCACAATGGACTTGCCGATGCTTTTTTTATTGCACGATACGGGCTTGATTGCTTACGCTGTAGGTATCGTGATGATTGGAACTTCATAGATTTGGGGTAAATGATGAGTGAAAAAAAATATGTAGTATGTGACTTAGACGGTACGCTTTGCAATCACCGGCATAGGGTACATCTAGCTTGGCTCGGCAAGTGGAACGAGTATAATGCAGCTTCGTGTTATGACGATGTAATCGAAGAAACACAAAGATTTTTGTACGAATTATCAGTTTTAAATGGAAAGGATATAATTTTTCTTACTGGTCGATCAGTAGATTTTACCACTACGACAAGGCAATGGTTGAATACAAAAGGATTTACTTCTTTTCATCTGATAATGAGACAAAATAACGATTATAGACAAGCACAAGATTTTAAAAAATATAGCTTATTAGAATGGGGTACTAAGAACGATGTTTTGATGTCTCAAATAGACTATGCAATTGACGATGATGAGAGATGTATTGCAATGTTTAAGGAATTAAACATTAAAAAAGTAATACACTACAAATAAAGGGTAAATGATGAACAAAAAACAGATTGAGTTTTTATCAGCTGAACTTGTGAAAATGACAAACTCTATTGAAAAGCTGATTGAGGATAAACAGGCTTTAACCGCAGGCTACAACCGTGAGATAAAAGACGGCAAAAAGAAAGTGAAAGCGTACTGTAAAGCTATCATGACAGATGATATCAATAAACTCACTGAGATATTTGGAGAGTTTGAACTTGCCAAGATTGAGAGGATAGGCGTCGATGAGAAAACGACTTAAAAAGCGGGTTCATATGGCTATTGATTGTAGCCCCTATTGCTACCAATATTTTTCATATTGCCGGGGCATGATAAGAGCCCAGTTTATGGACTTTCGCAAATTTAACGATGATGAAAAATTGGTAACCTGCAAAGCGTGTAAAAAAGACATCAAGCGGCAAAATAGGCTTATGCAGGCCGAGCGGCTAAAACTCACAACTTACGGACCATGGCAACCAGAATGCGCGTTATAACCACAATAATTTTACATTGCAGCGACTCCGATATCGAGGCCCATGACAATATCGAGACAATCACGAATTGGCACCTTTTGCGTGGGTTTTCATCAATAGGCTATCATTATTTCATCAACAAGCAGGGCTCTATTTTCAATGGTAGGCCGGTTGAAAAGATAGGGGCCCATTGCGCTTGGCACAATATCGATAGCATAGGGATATGCCTATCAGGTGAACAACTTTTCAACGTCGAACAGTTTTTAACAGCTAGTATCCTGATAAAAGACTTGATGCAAAAGTTTGGTATTGAGCAAAAAAACATCCTACCGCATAACTATTTCAACGCTTATAAAACATGTCCCAACTTCGACATAGATAGAATTATCTCCCTGTTGTGATATAATCAACTTACACTTATATAAGGGGGGTGTTTATGTTTCGATGGATTTTCTTGTTCTTGATCTTGTTCATGGGTGGATGGGGATGTTCCCATCAAAGTGAGTCAATCATCAAACCAGACGGCAAACTTGTCGTCACTTCAGCAAGCGGGCAAAAATATTTCACTGGTTTAAAGGTTCCCGTTGGCTTTAAACCCAAGATAGTTCGTAGCGCTTTGGACGGATTGAAAGCTGACCTACCAGCTGAGTTCGATGCAAGGGTGAAAGGGTATAAGTCACCGGAATCACAGGGGAACTGCGGCAGTTGTTGGGCATTCTCCATGTCAGCTACAATCCAAGATTCTTACAAGTATCAAACTGGTAAAGACTTCGATACTTCAGAGCAACATGTTCTGTCATGCACCAAGCCGGGAGAGTATTCTTGCAACGGTGGTTTTTTCGACTACAATCGTCACATGACTCCATTCGGCGGTGTAACAGGCGCGTCGTGGCCCTATTCCGGCACTGATGAGGCATGTAAAAGCGGGCTCAATCATCAAATCAAAATCAAACAATGGGCCTACCTACCAGGCGGTGAAAATCCTCCAATTTCAGAGATCAAAGCAGCTATATACCGCTATGGTATCGTGAGTGTAGGCGTTGCGGCAACGGATGGGATGTCTAACTATCGCGGTGGAATATGGGCGGGCGACGGCTCGACATCTCTCAATCATGCAGTCGCTTTGGTTGGCTGGTCAGATGCGGGGCAGTACTGGGTGATGAAGAATAGTTGGGGTAACTGGGGAGAGCAAGGGTACATGAGAATTAAATACGGTGCAAACGGTATTGGAACATGGGCCAATTATGTTGTTTTTGAAGATAATCCAACGCCCGATCCAAACCCAAACCCCGATCCTACTCCAAACCCAACTCCGGATCCGGATCCTACACCGCCGCCCCCGCCCCCAGAGTGTGAGCCCAAGCCCTACGCTGATACTGGCTACGGTGACCAGATAAAAGTTAGAGTCGGGGCCACAGTAATGCTTGGCACTAAAGCGCGGCCTGGTCACTATTATTACTGGACTGCAGAGCCCGCCTTTGAAAATGGGGCAACACCCAAGGAAGCGAAAATTAAGTATTCACCAAGAATCACCAAGCGCCTCACTGTTCACGCCGTGACGCAGTGTGGTGAAGCAATTGATTCGGTGACAGTCAACGCGATGAAAAGTTATAATCTGCAGATGGTTCCAGAAGTGCAGTATTGAAAATCAGCTAAGAATACCTTAAGCTCCCGATAAACACTATCGGGGGCCTTTTTTATGCGTAAAATGATACTTGCAATCATTGTTCTATTCGATCCAATGCTCATTGCATCAATTCCAGAAAACCCGTGGGACAAGGCGGACGGGCCAACGTGGAACATATCTGAAGCTGAATTTCATGAGCGCATAGATCAAGTTTATGCTGTGTATAGTCCTATTTTTAAAGAGCTCGGAGTTAACTTTTGGTTTGAGCGGCAATGGACTTCGCATGTAGTAAATTTGTACGCCGACATATGGGAAAATCAATGGAACAAAAATTGGAAGGTGATAGTTCACGGCGGTTTAGCGCGAAGGGTTCAACTCACGAAAGATGGTTTCACGCTTGCTCTCTGTCATGAGATAGGCCATTTACTCGGTGGCTATCCTATGAAAGATTACACAAAATATAGTAGCGAGGGGCAAGCTGACTATTACGCAACGCATGTTTGCGCTAAAAAAGTGTTTGGCGTTATGGCAAAAAAAGCGCCCATCATCAATACCGGAGTCAAGATACCTCTATGTGATAACTCATATGATACCAAGCTAGATCAAGATATTTGCTATTTGACCATGTTCGCGGCTAAATCCCTTGCCGATACTTTAGCGCAAGTAACGCAAGAATACCGAACGCCTGAAATAGACTTTAAAGACGGCTACAAAGCCCCCTACACAGTCAAACAGCATACAGCGAGTCAGTGCCGTTTGGACACCTTCATTGCGGGCCTATTGTGTCAAAAGACTTGGGATGATAAGATTATTCCAATAGATAAAAAAAATGCTTCATGTCTCAATCGCCCAGGATGTTGGTATGTCCCATAGTGCTAAAGTGACAAGAGTTATCGACGGTGACACGTTTGAATGTCGCGTTGATCTTGGCTTTTGCGTTGGTATTGACGTTCATGTCCGGATTTTTGGTTGCGACGCTTGGGAAGTTCACGGCCTGGAAAAGCTGCAGGGAATAGCCGCCAAAGATTTTGTTGCCGGTCTGATTGGTGGCGCTACGGTGGAGCTCTCACAGCATAAGCCAGACAGTTTTGGGCGCTGGTTATGCGATGTAAAATACAAAGGAAAGAACCTGGTAGACATACTTGCAGACAAGGGGTACCTGAAAAATGGCAAATCCAAAGATTGAAAAAATCAAAGAATACTGCGCATCCCTGGAAGCATTCTTGTCAGTGGGAGTTTCCCCGCTTGGCAACCGTTTTGTAAAAATGAGAGATAGTGACGGCGATTCTTGCCTTTTCACCGGCCTCATGAGCACTATTGGCTATCCAACTGCAGTCAACTCAGTCATGGAATGCCAAGCAGACAACGGCTTATTCTACCGCTCACCTCGCAGGCGATACGCTGATGAAAAGGGTTTCAGTCGTGACATGTCCCTGGGTGTTTTATGCGCTATGATTGATCCAAGATTTGATCCCGTAATAGCGCAAAGATGGTTAAACTATATCGATCATTCAAGGCCCTGTTTAGTTAAAAAGCCAAAGTGGGCGGGCGGCGGTTGCGCCCTGCGAAGTCCGATTTACAAGCTGTGTGTTGAGGATGATGATAGGGCCAACATCACCCCTGCTACCTGGGCAATGATGGGCCGTGTTTGGGACTACAAGGGATGGGCAAAAAACGGTGAAATGAGATCATGGGACAAGAGCGACGGCGATCTATCAATCAAGGAAGCTGAACAATGTGATTTGGGCTATCAGCTACACCTAAAGGCCGTCCAGGCGTATATCAAATACCTCATCGGCCAAAGCCGTGAGTACTCCATTAGAGTCGGTGAAATTTGTTGGAGTCGGCAACCTGAAAACTTGTTTTATGAGTTTTTAGCTAGGCGCTATTTCACGGTGGACATGATTGACCGTTATTTAGCCATGGCTGAAATTGTGGACGGGAGTCACTTGAGCAATGAATGGATTTGGGAAAAGTCGCAGATCAATCCTCAAGAAAGTTCCGGTTGGTGCATGATTTTTATGGGTAGGCTTATCTTAGGTCAAAATAAATAGTGATGAACATCACGACAAGCCAAAAAACTATGTTCCAAAATACAATTGAAAAAAAACCGTGAACTTTACTCTTTGTCATTGCGCACCCACGTTGCTACAGCTGCCCGTCTAAAACTCCCACATGAACAATTGGAACACCCGCAAAAATGCTTTTCTAACCGCGCTTTTTGCCTATCAGATAGATAGATTTCGCTATGGCACTGTAGAAACCTCGGATCAACAAACAGTTTGATGGGGTTCACTTGATGAAACCCCCCTGACATGATGATGCGCGTCTTGTTTAAAACTGACATTATTCTGGCCCCCCAAAAATTACGAATAAAAATGCTATTATTGCCATTAAAACGCTTAAAATAAGCGCGATGATATCCGGTAAGATGTCGGCTACCCTTAAATTCTTGATTCTCATTAAAAACCTCATGCGGGTAGTCTGGTTAGTTGAACATCAAACCCGAGACGTCGCAGCGCTTCCAGGTCGGATTCATTCAAGGTGGTTTTGTTTGTTAGTGCTGATATAAGTCTTGAAATGTTATCATCTGTGACGTAGATCAAGCGCCTACCGTAAACATTGCGTTCAACGCATGGAATTACGGCTTGCTTTGGTTTCAGCGGTAAAACGTTTGTCATTTAAATCCCCCTCTTTTAAAAGTTCAAAAGCTAAAATTCTGCCATGGTCATTGTGAATCACGCGCATACGTTCCGCCGCATGGAAAAAGCCGAAACCATCCACCTGGTAGCAGTGGTTCCCGGTTCCGTTTTGATCTGCGACGAAAATCTTGTAAGTGTTCATTTGCCCCCTTTCATTGGATCATTGTTCCTTAAGCCTGTTACTGTTAGGCTTACAGTACTTATCGACATAGATCAACAAGAACTTGAAAAAACAAAAACCCCCTGCCGAAGCAAGGGGTTAGAGATGTGAATAGCACTAATGGCTATACGGTATAGGACTTGTGTCATGGTACACAAGGCAACTCTGTAAGGCGGGAGTTATACGTCCCGGTTGTAGCATTCTGGTCACGCGCTGGGGTTTTCGGGAACCACCAAAATAGGTTCAAACTTGAGTTTTGGCTATCATGGGTGATGGGCTCTATTTCAGTCATTTGCGCCTCGCAGCTGCGCTGAATCCGAACATTGCTGAAATTTGAGGTATTTTTGACGATACAATAAAAACCGTTCCTATTGTAAAATTGAAACATTACGTCGCTGCATTCTTGGTTGAGATGAACTACGTTCAGAATCGGGATAGCTGAAGTTTGCAGGTCAGCAATTGCAATCCCGTTGGACTTCCAACTTCTGGCGTCGAGTGTCCTAGCCACGGTTGTATCAGGCAGCGTGATACCCGCTCTGATGAACGCGTCAACACAGAGGTTAGCATCGGGAGTATCAAGCATTGTGTAGCTTGTTGGGATCGCAGCATTTGCTCCCAAACGTGGCGCGGAGTAAACCGGATCGCAGTCTTTTCCAACGCAGTTTTGCGCGGGATCTTGCTTCGCGGTGTCGGTTAACTGCGCTGCAGCGGGAACGGAGCGCTTTGCTGGGCGATCATCACCGCAACCCATAAAAATAAAACTCATCATACCTACAATAAACAAATTTTTCATAACTCAAGTCCTTTCAACATTTTCAATCAACATCAACTGCCGAACCATTCGGCAACCATCCTATTGCAAAAAGTGGAACACCAATAACCGGCTGATATCACATGAAACACGGTGTAAATGAACTTGAAAGGTGTATAATATATTTACATTAACAGCGCGAGGTGCCGCATGAAAAAATGGTTATTCCTGTTTGTTATGATCCCGACAATCGCAACCGCTGAGATCCCAACTCAGCAAGTTCAGCCCGTGTTCATCACCGTCCATATTTCAGCAACCAGGGCGCTCAGAATCAATACCAACATGATTAGATATTTCGAGGCGTACTATCCCCCAGACGATCTTTACTATGGTTCTGATATCTACATAGTCGGCGCAAGCAATTCGATAAGCGTGATAGAACAGCCCGATGAAATAGAATTGATGTTGACGCCTGGTTATGAAAAGCCAAAGCCCAAAGTTAAGGCCAGCAAGTAATCACGACAACATGACACGTTGTCATTAATGTTTTAATTTCCATAGTTCTTTATTATAATCAATAGATGCTTTTACCCAAAAACTATCTAAAATATCTGATCAAATTTTATGCAAAGTGCGGCCTTGATGTGGACTACATTGACAAGCTGAACACTGAACAACAGCAATTCCTTTGCCGGTTCATCCTGGAAAACTACGGGGGCGTATCGGACGATATTGCCGTAAAAAAAAGGGCAAATCATCACCGCTATGCTACGCGGTTTGATGCTTTGATAGTCAAGGCCGTACCATCATCAGACTGTATGCTGCATTCCCAACGCTGCAAAATCATCGATCCCGAGACTTATCTCATCACAAAAGAGTTTGCCTTGAAAAAACTCAAAAAATAATTACGACAAAAAAGTGCATTAGGGGGTAGGGGGGTGGGTAGTCCACCCACTGGGTAGGTAGGGGGGTAGGTAGGTAGGTATGAAAAAGAATCAACGGGAAAGAACCGTAAAATTTTTGGAAGCGCAGGCTTTCACCTTTGCAGTAATGCAATCACTTCGCGAAACGGGCGCGGTTAATAGTCGCATGGTTGAACTTGCGTCCAATGCGCATTCTATCGCTGCGCAGGCTATTGGCGATATTGTCGACAAGCATCCAAGGCTTGCGAAAACTGTCGATAAGATTTTTAAAGAGATCACGGTGACAAATGAGCAAAAATAGGCCCAAAGAACAAGAACCGTCGCTTGATGTAAACGGGAAGTTTTTCTCAGTGGTGAAAGTCTCGCACCTGCTTTATGTCGCCTATGAGATAGAGGTAGCTAAAGGGATTGTCGTAGGGGTTAGGTGCTTATCCCGAGCGCCTGACCAGCAACATACTGCAGTGGGAGCGGCAACCAGTGAGATATGGCCCGCGTCACGGGATCAGACTATTGAGTCGGCTTTCCCAGGGGGAGTCGATGCAAAGATTACTTGACGACAAGGTGCTGTTTAGCTTGGCCGTGTGCATATCATTAATAGTTATGATCGTGTCAAAGTCAGCGCTGGGAGTTCTTGGGCTTGTTGCAATCATCGTGATAAAGATGAGTCTTAAAGACGTACTAACGCATATAGAGGATGCCAAGGAACTATCTGAAGTTGAGCGGGTGACTTCACTTGAAAGAGAGGTTCGACAACTTTCAAATGCATTGACGTTCAAGTCGATGAAATAGGTTCCTTTAGGTTCGTTTAGGTTCAATAAACCTTAATTTAGGTTCAAATAGGATGCCACAACACAAAGGTTGTAAAAAAGATGGGGGTAGGAAAAAGGGCTCAAAGAATAAGCGCCCCCAAATGGCCCCTCTCAGGATACAGCTTCGCGACGTAGGTTTTAACCTGGGCGTTGAAATGATTAAATTCTACGAAACTGTCAAGGATGAAAAAATTAAGTTTCAGCTGTTTGAGCTGATGTCAAAATATACCAACGTGACGCCAATAGTCGAAACTTACGTTGATCCCGGCGAAACAGAGGATGATGAAACCGAGGATGATACTGACTCTCTATTGGCAGCGGTTCAATGACAAAACGGGAACGGGCGATAGCAAAGCTTTATGAGCGGGGCATACTTCACTGGAAACTGAGGCCTGAACAAAAGCAGCTGCGCAACATGCTTGAAGCATCGCCGACAGACTTAGCTTGTTTCAATATTTCGCGTCGTTTTGGAAAATCCACAACATGCTCTTTATATTCAGTGGAACAAGCATACCGCAAAAAGCAAAAGATCTTGTATGCAACGGCCTTTCTGACCGATTTGGAAAACTTCATAACTCCCATTTTCGAGTGGTGTCTTAATGAGTGCCCCGATCATCTGAGGCCGATATGGAAAGCGAGTAAAAAGGAATACCACTTCAAGAACGGTTCAATCATCAAACTCATTGGGCTTGATAAAAACTCAAACAGTTTACGCGGTAACAATATCGATATTCTGATAGTTGACGAGGCCGCTTTTGTCAAAAACCTAGCCTACCTTTACCGCTCTGTTATCATTCCGGCCACAATGAAACGCAAGTTTAAACTCATATTCCCATCGACGCCCCCGGAGTCGCCGGAACACTTTTGGAGCGCGGAGTTAATCCATAAAGCCAAAGCCAAAGGCACCTATATTGAGCTCACGATTGACGATATCAGCGATCTACCACCGGAAGAAAAGAAACGCTTGCTTGATGAGGTAGGCGGGCCAAATTCAGTTACGGCTTTGAGGGAATTTTATTGCAAGTGCATTGCCGACGTCACCCGCACCATTGCCGCTGAGTTCAGCCGGGCAAAGTTTGTTCGGGAGTTTGTTCCAGACCATGTGAAATGGATGATTTTCGGTGATACTGGGGGGGTTCAAGATAAGACGGTATTCCTTGAGGTAGGGTATGACCATGTTTCGGGCCTGGTAGTGTTCCGGGATGAACTTGAGTTTGAAAACTCAACTCCAAGCTCTAAAATCATCGCCGCTTTCAAAGCTAAGTGGCCCGGTCATATGACTCTCATCATGGACGCCCCAGGGCAGTTATTAATAGATTACTCAAGTTTAGGGCTACCCGCCGCCCTACCTCAAAAGGATGATTTTGGAGCGGGCTTGTTGCTGCTTAACAACTCTTTTTACAACAACACGACAGTCATTAACCCAAATTGTGCATTACTCATAAGGACGCTGGAAGGGGGCTTGCTGAACAAGCAAAGAAGCGATTACGAACGTAGTGAAGCGCTCGGTCATTGTGACGCCGTGGCCGCTGCAATTTACGCGCTGCGTTGCGTTGATCGCTCAACAGATTTACGGCCAAAGCCGAAACGTGAACAGATATTTTTCATTGAACGGGAACCCGAACATATTCAGCAAATAAAAGGGCTATCATTTTAAAAAGGAAAGAACATGGAAACTCAGTACTGGGCAACAAAACCGATTGAAGAAATTGCAAAGCAGATCGAAGCGAAGTTTGACAACTATCGTAAATGGCTGACTGATAGCGGTTACGCCGAACGGATCAAAAGCACCTACAATATGTTCTATGGCATAAATCAAGATGGTACGCTTCATATCGAGAAAAACGATAAGAACATATCTAAAATCAATGTAAATCACTACAAATCACTTGTTCGCCGGCTCCATATCCTGGTTACAGAAAACAAACTTGCGTTTTCAGCGCGTAGCAAAAACTCTGATACCAAATCATCAATCGAGACTGATTTAGCCCGTGGGATAGTGGAATACTACAATGATGAGAAGGGAATGAACGCAACATTAAGTGAGTCGGTTCTTGGAGCTCTTTTAATGTTTGAATACTATGTTTATTGCCCTTGGGATTATAACGAAGGATTTGAACTTAGTGTTGACGGCGGGCAAGTGGTTAAGAGCGGCGATCAAAAGTTTATCACGCGATCACCTTTCGATGTAGCGAAGAACACAGTTTCGATCGACAATCCTTGGTACATTATCAGGGAAAAGGTGAACAAGTATAACCTTGCTGCGCAATATCCTGAGTTTGCATCTGAGATTATTGCGGAAAGTATGCCAAGCGATACTGAGGGGCTTTTGGGCGATGAAAAAGACATATTTTCGGATGATGAGGCCGATTATGTCCATAAGTTCACCCTTATTCATTCTCGCTCGACTTCGATGCCAACGGGCCGACAAACTGAAGTTTGCGCTGGGCAAGTCTTGTCTGATAGTGGGATCAAATACGACAAGGTTCCAGTGTTTCGCATAAGCGCGGGCGACATCTTACAGACAGTTTTCAAAGATTCACCCGCCGCTGAACTTGTACCGATTCAAGAGGCCCTTAACTTGCTCATGAGCGGCACGGTCACCAACAATTTGAACAACGCTACTCAGCTGATATGGTCAGCGGATCCCAATTTGACAACCAAGAAACTATCCGACGGACAAACGCTTGTTACAAGTTCCACGCCCCCCACGGCCCTTAATTTGACTGGAAGCGCGGCTGAAAACTTCAAGATGATTGACATGCTCAAAGCCGATGAACAGCTACTTTCAGGCGTTAACGACGTTGCGAGGGGTAACCCGTCAAGTAACCTTAAATCAGGTACATCTTTGGCCGTGGTTCTTGCCCAAGCTATTCAGTATGTCAGCGAGCTCCAAAAGAGTTACGCCGATCTTGCAAGTGACATCTCATCTTGTTTGGTGGACAACATCAAACTGTTTCAGACCGAGGAAATGACCGCATACATTGTTGGTTCTTCCAAAAAGAGCACTATCAAAACATTCAAGGCAGCTGATTTAATGGATGTTCAGCGCGTGACTTGTAGCCTGGGAAATCCTCTCATGCAATCACTCGCAGGCCGACAGGAAATGATGCAAAATTGGATGCAATATGGTGTGCTAAAAGATCCCAAGCAAATCCTCTCATTTATATCGACAGGGAACCTTGATGCGCAAATTGAAAGCGACTTTAGCGACGCCCTTTTGATCGCTGATGAGAATGAGATGCTTCGCAAGGGTGAGATGCCAATTGTTCTGATAACTGATATCCATGAGGAACATATGGTTAAGCATAACAAGCTACTTTCTGACAAATCAGTAAGGGAAAACCCGGTTCTGAGCGCAGGCGTTATGGAGCATATGCAATCGCATATCGATATCAGCCGAACCGTGCCGCCCGATCTTGCTGCAGCAATTAGGGGCCAGCCGATCCCGCCCCCAGCACCGCCCCCGCCCCCAGGTGCCGAAGTAAACCCAACAATAGACGGTGCAAGGATGCCTGATGTACCTCAAGGAACCCCAGAGCCCATGGCAGCTGGGTATGAGCAACAACTTGATGCGATGCCACAAGAACAAGGAACACAAGAACAATTTTAGGGAGTAAAAAAATGGCTTTAGAAACTTTAAAGGGTATTGAACAAATTGGCGGGTTTAAAATTGTTAGGGTTAAACCACTAGAAATGTCTTGGGATGACTTTGACAAAACAAGAGATGAATTTCCTATAAATATTACCGAAAGAATGAATACTATTTCGTTCAAAATACAAAACGGTCCAATCAAAGAGGTAGGCGTCAATGGTTGTCAAGTTGATACCTTGATTGAAGCGGCAAAGCTTATAATTGAAGGCCTCAATAAAAAATTCCCATGCATTGAAAACGCAATGATTATTCATAGGCTTGGTGAGGCTTTGGATTGGTCTGAAGAAAGAAAGCGAAATAGAGAAAAAAGGCAAGTGGAAGGTCTGAACAAACTTTAATGATTAAGTTGGGAATAAAATATGAGTGATGAAATGGTTTCAATGGATGCGGGCAGTGCGCCCGCTGAAACAAGCGAAACACAAGAAACAACCGATACTGAAGAAACGACAGAGGGCGAGGGCAAAAAGCCCAAAGCCCCAGCGGTTCCCAAGCCCAAAGCGCCCCAGGTTCGCAAGTATAAAATCGGTGAAGAAGAAGTTTCCCTGACCGATGATGATATCAAGCGCGACTATTCTAAATGGAAGGCAAGCGACAAGGCATTTCGGGAAGCTGCGCAGGCCCGAAAAGCAACCGAGGATTTTATGAAAGCGCTTCAAGAGGATCCCGAAAAGATTCTCAGTGACAAGCGCATTCCTTTGGACAAAAGGAAACTTGCCGAAAAGTGGTTGCTCGAGTCGATTGATTCCGAGCTCAATCCAACGGATCCGAGAGATGCCAAGCTGACTGATATTGAAAAGAAACTGAAGGAATACGAGGATAGGGACAAAAAAGCGGCTGAAGAAAAGCAAAGCCAGGAATATGAGCAGGCGAAAGAACAGCGCAAGCAGGCAATCAGCCAAACCTTGCTCAAGGCTATGCAATCGACTCACCTTTCAGCCGATCCAGAAACGTCGGCTAGTGTGCTTAGGGAAATGGCGCTTTACATGCGGGCCTGCAAAGAGAGGGGAGAGGATGTAACCCCTGACCAGCTTGTTGAGCATATCCATAACCAGCGTTTCACCCAGTTTTATGCCTTGGCCCATCAGTTTAATGGTGATGAGCTCATAGAGTTCCTTGGTGATGAGATTGTCAACCGGATCCGAAAGACCGATATTGAGCGTATTCGCAAAGCAAGGGGAGGTGGAGCTCCTGACAAATCTTACAGAGATGAAAACCGCGCCAACAACCAGCCCAGTCAGACACGCAAAACCATGGATCCATGGCAAGCCCGGGAACATGCCAACAAAGTGTTGTTCGGCAAATAAAAATCACCAAAAAAATGCATTACAAATATGAGCGCCTACCCTTTTTAGGATGCCGCTCTCTATTTGTGACTGCCTACCCTTTTATGGATGCCAGTTAACAATCAATGTTTTGGTTAAAATTATTTTATCACTTTAAATCATTTTATAAGGGTTTTAAACATGTCTACAAATACACCTACTACACTTGCATCCAGGCTTAAGGAAATTTATCCTGAAGGCCCCACAGTTCTTGTACCTGCAGCAAACGAACTTGTTGGCAAGCGCCTCAAGTTTAAAAAGGATTTGCAGCATGGTGAAAAAGTGCGCTTTGATGTTCAGCTTTCCGGCGAACAAGGCTTTTCTATGGGAACCGGCGAAATTACCTTGAACGGCTCGGTTGCTCAAATCAGTGAAAAAGCTGAAGTGACCGGCTTTTCGATTGTTCTTCAGTCGAACGTATCTTACGACGCAATAAGCCGCGCTAAGACCAGCAAGCAAGCATTTGCTGCTTTCAACAACTCCAAGTTTATCCCAGCTGCAGAGAGTTTCAGAACCCGTCAAGAAATCCTTGCAATGCATGGACGCCAAGGGATCGGAACTCTGTCAGGCAACGCGTCGGGCCAAGTGCTGACAATCAGCGCAGCAACATGGTGTTCAGCTATGCTACTGACAATGAAAGGCGCTACAATCGAAGCATGGACCGCTGTAGCAGGTTCCGGCTCTCAGCATGACAGCGACTTGACCGTTGGCGCTCTTTCAATCGCAAACAGAACAATCACAGTGGTTGGAACTTGTTCGGCCCTAGTAACAGGTGACATCCTTTTCTTGAAGCATCAAAGATCGGTTGGACCTATCGGCCTCATGGACATTGCAAAGAATGCTGGCACTCTTTACAACATCAGCGCAGTGACATATGAACTCTGGAAAGCAAATGCTTATGATGTCGGCACTTCGGCCCTGACTCTGGGCAAAATATCGCTTGCATCTGCTCTGGCAGCTGACAAGGGATGCGCGGAAAAACTGACTTGCTTGGTGCCTAACAAGGCGTTCCAAGGAATGGTTAACGATCAAGCGGCCCTGAGAGAATACGGCGCAAACTACAATAGCGGTAAAGCTGAAAACGGCTTTGAGTCGATTGTGTTCCATGGCAGTACAGGAATCATAGAAATTGTCCCCTATATGTTTTGTAAAGAGGGTGAATTTGTAATGTTTCCAGAGCGTTACACCTACCTGATTGGTTCGGAAGAAATGACAAACCAAATCGGCCAAAGCGGTGACATCTATTTCGATCTTGAGAGCACCTCAAGCAAGCAGCTGCGCTACTTTTCTGATTGGACCGTTTTCTGTGAGAAACCCGGTTACATTGTCTACGGAACCCGTTCCGATGGGCTGGCTTTGCATACTTAATTCTACTCCAAAAATCTGGCGTGCCATTTAAATCAAATGGCATGCCTTTTTATTAAAAAAGGGAAAATCATGCCAACTTTAAATATTCAGGTGAAAGTCAATAAGGCCGATGCCAATGACTACACGACAACAACACGCCAAAAGTCGATGAAAAACATATCAAACCTCATGATGGGGATTGCTTCGGGGATGGTCACATCATCGGTTGATGTTAACGTTGCTGCAGCTGATCCCGTGGCCGCAAAGGTTACGGCAACGCTGACAAGCTGCGCAACCGACACAATTACAATTCTTGGTATCACGCTGACAGGTACCGCTACGCCAACGACTTCGCTGCACTTTGAAACGGACGGTGACGACACAGCCGACGCGGCGGCACTAGCTGCAGCTATCAACGCTCATGCCACGCTTAAAAACTTGGTTTATGCGACTTCAGCGGCGGCGGTGGTTACAATCACTTCCCTTGTTAAAGGCGTGATAGGAAACTATCTACAAGCTGTAACTGAGACAGGTACAACCATCGTGGTTGCAAACAGTGGAGTTTGGGCAGGCGGCGCGGGCGGCGTAACGGCTACACCAACAACTTTCGCAAGCTAAAAGGAAACGACTATGCCTTCACATTCTACGGGTGCGCCCGCCGTGTTAAACGCGGTGATTGCTACCACCCAAAGCCATGTTTTAGATTTAAACGGAATAACAGGGGTTTCGGTTCACGTTGTGACAAGTGACGTTAACCCCGCCGCTGTAACGTTTGACTCACTAACCAAAGCATCAAAGGTGATTCAGGATATCACCTACACCGCCAAAACGGGCGGCACGGCTGGAAACAGCATAACTGTCACTTACACAACGGGCGGCACGGCTGGCTCTGAAGTTGTAACGGTGGTTGCAAACGCTATTTCGGTACAAATCGAATCGGGTGTATCAACTGCGACTCAGGTTAACACAGCGGTTGGTTTATCAGCTCCCGCGATGCTGTTAATTGATAAAGCGGTTACCGGAACGGGTAGCACGGCCCAGGTAGCAGCTGTAGCGGCGGCACTTGCGGGCGGGCTTGCTTCCAACATTGACCTAAGCAGTGATGCCATAACGATCGCTTCCCATGGCTATATCACGGGTACAAAAGCAGCGCTTACAACGGCGGGAACTTTGCCCACTGGGGTAACAGCAACCAACTATTGGATCATCAAAATTGATGATAACACCGTCAAACTTGCTTCAAGTTTAGCCAACGCGGTTGCCGGAACTAAGGTAAATATCACGGTTGATGGTAGCGGGACGCACACCCTTACCCCTGCAGCGGCGGGAAGTAACACTTTCAAGCTACAAAAGTCCAACGTCAATGACACGACTTCTTGGATTGACATAACCGACATGTCGGTGACCATTGCGACGTCGGCAACAAATACCATGTTTGAGGTTGCGCTGCCAAAGTATCGCTACATGAGACTGATTTACACGGCTTCGGCTGGTCAAATAAATCTCGCTACTACGCTAACAGTCACGCAGTAAATTAAACCAAGGGGGGTTATTTGTGAGCACTTCCAAAACTTGGGCAGGTCAAACTTTTAACCTACCCTTAAACAGAGAGCCCAAGAGTTCAAATTGGGGAACGGAAGTTTCAAACTTCCTTTTACATATCGCTGATAAAGCGCTTCCAAAAACTGGGGGCGCTCAAAGCCTTGAAGTAGAGTTGAACTTCGGTACGGTTGCAGGTATCGCTGCGCTTTCACTCAAAAGCGTCACCGGTACAATTGCAGCGTCGGGGTTCATCAGACTTTCAAACACCGAAGCTATTTCGTGGCGCAATGCGGGCAATACTGCAGACCTAGCGCTTAAAGCCAATGCATCGAATAGGCTAGAGTTTGATAGTGTTGCCGTTCCCACAATTTCATCAACCGACAGTTTCACCAACAAAACTTTAACCGATGCATCAAACCATATTTCGGCCTCTATCCTCGATAGCGGTTCGGTTCCAGATGCAAGGGTTCCAGCTTCAAACGTCACTCAGCATAATAGCAGTTTAGTTCATCAAAGTTTAAGCGGGGCGGGAACAAACACGCACGCCAACATTGATACTCACATTACCAATCAGAATGCAATCATCACGGCGCAAAAAGAACCAACTGGCTTTGAAGATCCCGATAACGTGGCTGTGTCCTATTCTCGGACAACTAGAAAAGTAACACTGACTCACTCAAGCGGTAGCATAGTTGTCTGGCATAGGGGCGTGAAATATACGCTTGCAAGCCCCTTTGAATCGGCTACAGCGCATGATGATGTTACAGGTGGTTACTATCTAGCGCTTCCAGTGGGCGGCGTACCGATATGGTCTGGCTCACTCTGGGACTTTGAAACGCTGGCTCCCATGTGTTACGTCTATTTTAACAAGGTTTCAGGGGTAAAATTTGGCTTAAGAGAGCCCCATGGTTTGGAACCATGGCAATCGCATAAACGCGGTCATGAAGTCACCGGCACTTATGTAAGATCGGGTGGAACTTTAGACGGTGCATCTTATGCTCTCAATACTGATACGGATGTCGCTGTTTGCCCTGCAACAACTCAGGTTGTTGTCGCTGATGAGGATTTGCCAACTACAATTGCAGCTTGGCCGGAAGGAAGTTACACACGGCTCCACATGATAAGCGGCGCTGAGGTATTCACCGAATCGAGCTCTTTTCCATTCCCGATTGCAGGTGGAAAGATTCAGTACAATCCAACGGGAACAAGTTTGGCCGACGTTTCAGCCAACAGGTATGTCAATGTTTATGCGATCTATGCACCTACAACATCCGATGCTGAGTCGCAGGCTTTTAGGGTTTTGTGGATGATCGGGCAGGGTGAATATACAACACTAGCAGCGGCCCAGGGCGAGGATTTTAGAACGCAGGTTCTGGGTAACCTCAAAACTATTTTCCCTGAGTTTGTTCCGTATATCAGGCTATCTTACCAGTACGGCGCGGGCTTTGGTGGATCGGGGGCGGCTAAACTGCAGGGTGTGAGTTATATCAGTGGTTCGAGAAACGGATCGGTGAACATTGCAGGTTTTACCCCTACAGATCACAACTCACTGACAGGGCGCTCCGATACAGCTTCGCACCCTGCGAGTGCGGTTATTGTTACT